GCTGCTGCTCCACCGCGCGGTTAGGACCGCGGGTTGAGCACCTCCCGCGGCGCTGATGAGCGCCGCGGGGGGTCCCCGACCGGGGCGCTGGCCTCCTCGAGGAGGCCGGCGCCGCCCCGGTCACGTGGAAGATCCCCCCCGCGCGCGGGGCCCGGGGCCGCGTCGGGGAACAAAGTTCCCGCGACAGCGGCCCGATAACGGGCCTCCGACGCGCGCGCCGGCCCGGTCCACCGGGGGTACAAAAGACCCCCGAGTTGGCATCGGGTACGGCGCACCCAGGCGTCAGGCGGGCACGGGCCGCGGGCGATCACTAGTGGGATCTCATCTTCCGCCACTGGCGGAAGGGAGGAGACCCACTTCGCGATCGCTTTCGCGAGCTCGCGCTCACCGAGACGGGGCCTCCGGGGGCGGTCCGGCAGTGTGAAGGCGAGGCCCCTGTGCATTTCTGCACAGGCAGCCTCAGCCAACTCACTACGGGTGCCGCACCTTACGAAGGCCACGTCGCCGTCCGGGGGGGGGGGATCCGCGGATTGGGGGAGGTACAGTATCTGACCATCGGCCTGGAACATGTCCAGGTCGATTGCAGACAGGTCCGAAGCCAGGTTCCACAAGGGGGAATACTCCCCCTTGATGAAACTCGGCAAGGGCCGGCCAACCTCCTCCGCCAGGATGGCCTGGGCGTGGCGTAAAGCCACGTCCGGACCGGGGTCGGCGCCCCCTAACAAGGGGACGCCTGACCCACCCAGGCGGAGGGGGAGGCCCTGCACCAACCCCAGGCGGCTAGCCAGCTGGACCGCCGACCCCCACCTCTTACGCATAAAGCGAGCGAGAGTGGGGGCGGCGGCCGGGTTGGCTGCCCAGGCTGCGTCGGCCGCCAGGAGGGCCCGGACTGCCACGGGGACCATAAGGTCCGTCGGGGCGTCCAGGTCCCTAAGCGGCTCAGAGGCCTCCGGGTGGACCAGGCCGCGGAGGGGGAGGACACCAAGTCGCTCCCCCCCCGTAATCCGGCCTAAGTCTACCGAGAGGACAAAGAGCCGCTCCAAGAACACGCAGCGGGGAGAGGTAGAACCCCTCACCACCGCGTGCTTGCCTGGAGACGGCGCACCGCCGCAGGCGCGGACGAGGCCCGCATAGCGAGCCTCGACCGGCGCCTCAACGGCCGCGAGGCCGTCGTCGCCGCAAACCGTAAATCGGTTGCGCGCGAAGACGGCACCCGCGGGCTGGCGGAGCTCCAGGGCGTGGGTCCTCACAGACTCCGACCACCAAAATAGGTGGACGAGGGAAAGGAGGGCCCACGAAACCGGGAGGCCCATCAGCACCCCCCCGGACGTAACAACGTCGGGGAGGCCCGTAGCGGCGGGGTAGCTCACCAGCTGGGGTCCTATGCAGAACCCCAGAGCGGTGAGCTCCACCTGGGTAAAGCGGCCCGACTCCGCAAGCCCCTCCACCACGGCCTCTAAGAGGTCGCGGGGGAGGAGGTCGGTGGCCCTCTGGAGGTCGGTCGAGACAACCGTCTCGGCCGACGCACCCAGGAGGGCACCTACGATGTCCGCGTCCGCCACCCCCAAAAGGGGGGAGCGGGACGCGGGATCCTTGCGGAGCCCAGCTAGTAGTCGCTTCCGCGCCACGTGACCGGCCAGGTGCAGGAACGTCGGACTCTTGGTCACGACGCGTACCTTCAAGCCCCGCTCCTTGATGGTCAAGGCACGAGCCCGGGGAGGATCTCCTCCCTGGGCGACGGCCCCATCTCGGAAGTGGAGCAAGAGGGACGCGTCGAGGACCAAGGCCTCGACGTCCTGGGGTGGGAGCGCTCCGTCCCGGACGTGCTCCGCGACGAGTGCCGCGGCCTCGGGGTGAACCCCGAGCTCGCGGACCTGCGCGCGGAGGCCCCCCTCCCGAACCGTCTTCTCCAGACAACTGGAGAGGGTGGGGAGGTCGGGGGCGGCCATCCGGTCTGCCGAAAGGCAGAACCGGGTGGCCCACCGCCGGGCGAACGCTCTCGCCCCCTGGAGGACCCCCGAGGGGGTCTCCCAGGCCCTGGACAGGTCCAGGCGATGCTGAACCAACGCCGCCGTGCACTGATCCCCCGTTCCCGGGGGCAGCGCGCGGCCGACGTAGGACACTTGCGCAGTCGTCCGGTCGCCCCCGCCCAAAAGCCAGGTTTCCCTGGCCCGGGCGGAGGTGGCCTTCAAGTCGCGCAAGGCCTCCTCGACCCCCGTGAGGGTGCCGAGGTGGTGAAGCCTCGCCTGAAGCCTGTGAGCGGCGCCGGCCTCCCTGTGGGGGAGGGCCGCGTCGAGGGCAGAGAGGACCTCCTTACCCCACAGCAGGCGGTCCCTC